AAAGCAAATAGACAAACGATTAAAGCCAAAGATGGAATACAACTCAAAAGAATATCTGAGCGCAATTAACATCTGCAAAGCCGTTTGTGCGGATTATCAGATCAATCGAGAAGATCTGTTTTCTCCTCGGCGCCTTCCGATCTTGGTCGATGCTCGCCAAGTGTGCTTTTTGTTGATTCATCAGATCACCGGATGCGGATTGCAATCCATTGCCGACATATTTGGCAAGCGGACCCATTCAACGGTCATTTACGGCATCAGGAGCGTCAAAGCTCATGAAGACACCGATCCAATGTTCCACGAGCGTATAAAGCGAATCAGAGCGGCTATTACGCCCCTTGGTTGTGATCCTGCACCTGAACATTCCAGCACCCAAACTGATCGTCCAGATTCTGAATCTTGCAATCATGGGTGAGTCCATCAGCCCCCACGACTGTCATCTGCTGCCCCGTCTTCAGATTCCAGTCGCTGGGGGCATCCTTCTTTAAGATCACAACGTAGGACTCTACGCTTGGGGAAAAGCCGCCCTCTGTCAACCTTCCGAGCAGCATAAATGGGGAAACGATTGCCGGCACGGTTGTCCCTTTGTATTTAGCCGTCATCCCGGCGCTGCGGCCAGTCATTGGCTGAACCAATTCAGCCTGGAGCTGGGCCAATCCTAAAGCGGAAGATTCGTAAGCATTCATAAGAGCAAAAACAAAAAACCCCTTAGCGACAGAAAGCGCCAAGGGGAATGAACCATCACACTCACTCACTCACACAACATCAACTGACCGCAGTCAATTAACGAGCGGCTGAGGGGGCTTTCGCCCGCAGTGCGGCCATCAATTCATTGAACAAGGATGAATGATTGGACTCCTCGGCGGCTTTCTGACTTGCGGCCTCGCGGCGCTTATCGGAAGCGATTTCATCAATCACCTTTTTTACCAATTTGCTATCGGTTGCGTCACCAACACAAAGCGAGACGGTCAACTGAGCAATCATCTGCTTTTCGTGCTGGTTGCAATCATCAATAGTTGCCCCACGCCCCAGATCGAAGATCAACCCTTTCGGAATGAATTCCGAGTTGGTCAATCCATCGATTTGAAGGGCCAAGGACGCTACGTTGCGGAAGTTGCGGAGTGCGATAAGTTTCATTTTTGTTTTTAGTAAAGGTCGTTACCGTGGGTCATGCCGGTCAAAGTGGCACCGATAGTGAAGTTTGTGGTAGTGCCTGCTCCGAACGTATAGACAACATACACATACCGAGGAACATCACCGATATTAAACCCAACCACCTGCTGGCCTTTGCCAATGCCGCTCAAAGTGATGGCACCGGTCGTGGTCAAGACAGTGGGATCAAGATACCGAGTGGAAAACCCAGCGGTAGCAGCAGTCGGGGTCGTAATCGTTCCGGGCAACAAATAAGGATTCGTTGCATAGATGTTGGTCGCGCTTCCCAATGCGCTGTTTGTGTAGTTAATGGAAGTGGTGGAGCTGATAAGCCCATAACTGCCAATAGACGACAAACTGCCAACGCCCGTAAGGGAAGGGGCAGTCGTGGACCCGTAAAGAGTGGCTGTCACAGATCCACCAGAAGTGGAAATGTTGCTGACACAAGTGAAGTCAATACGAGCCAATCCATCAAACAACTTCACATCAATCGGTCCGTTCGTCACGGAGATTGGGCAAGATGTTAATGAAGTAAAGAACGGAGCGGTTAACTGAACGGTGCGGGGAACATAGAACAGATCCCAAGCCCGTTGAGCGGACGCACTCAGTGAAATGCCGGCAACAGCCAGCGCCAGAGCGATTTTCTTCAAGTTTTTCATAGTCATTTTCGTTGTATAGTTATCAGTTGCCGATTACAGGTTGCCAGGGCCGTCTGACACAACGAACGCTTGAGGATGGCGCACAGCAAAATCGCCCCAAGTATTGATGGTCAACGCAATCTCAGCATTAGCTGCCTTGGTATAAAGGTCAACAACAACATCCATACCGCCCCACAGCGCGTGGATCAGATGGGTCCAAGCACCGGCAACGATCAGATTGTTGGGGATCTGATTGCTGGCCAAAGCAGGATAACCGTTCATCTCGCCATCGCCATCGACTCCGGGCTGCCAGATCGAGTTGAGCGGACCGCTGATGATCGTCGCACCAGTCAAAGCCGCGGCAGTGGTCTTGAGCGATCCCTTGACGGTGGGGGTCGTAAGATAATGAATCGGATCCGTCACGTTAGCTGCGCGAATCGCAGTTTCAAAAGCAACAACTTGCTTATAAGTCGGAGTTGCTGAACCTAGAGCCACAACGCCAATTCCAGGAGTGTTAAGCACCCCGAGCGGTTCGCTGCCGGCACCTTGACCGTTCAATCCGAGAGCGTCCCATTTGAGGGCGATCATTTTGAACAAATCGTCGCGCATGAAAGCCTCGGCATCCGGAGTGGACTGCATGAGGAACTGCTTGGAATAGACCTGAGTCGCACCAACGCGCTTGGGAGCCAGAGCGATCTGACCGAGGATCTGCTGGCTCGCGGTAAGCAAACCAATTTCAGACACGGTGTAGGCGGTCGCAGCGGCTTCCTGACGGGGGATGATGACATTGCCTTGAAGGCCAGCCATTGTCCGCACGCCAACGCGATCCAAAACCATCCGGTTACGAAGCAGCTCAATTATCGGAACCATCAACTGATTCGGAACAAAGGCGCCACCGGAAGGAAACACAGTTGCCTGCATGTCACGGCTCATCGAACTGCGGCCAGAACGACCAGCAGAAACTCGCATCGGAGCGTTCTGAGGAACCTGAAAGCCCTTGAAATCATAACCAAGGCCACCATAAGTCTTGCTGCGGCTCAGGATCTCAGCATGAACTTCGCCTTCAAGACCATCCGGAACATTGCTATCCCGTTTGATGCAGGACTGGATGCCGCGGAGCATTGAATAGTTCTGAGCGCCGGCGGCGTCAGTCACATCTTCAATCATTGTCGGGCTGGCCGGCTTCGCACCGACCACCTCAGTAAGACAGCGAGTCTTGAATTCGCTGATGCTCATATCAGAGGTCAGCGCCTGGTTGGCGAGGCCGCGAATGGCGTCAGCAAGTTTGCCACCGTTCATTTTACCATGCTGGCGAATAAATTCGTCAGTGGTATCGGTGATGGTTTTCGCTCGGGAAGCAAATTTAGATGCCTCCTCGGCGCGGACTTTCGTTTCGTCAATGATTTCGGGCATAATAGTCGGTTTCAAATTGGTTTCCAATTTCGTTAAAAATTCTTTAGAGTCAACCGTTTTAGATTTTACCATTTCCTTCGTCTTAGATTCGCCCATTTCCTCATTCAAAGTTTCCTGAACTGGCTCTTTAAGTTCTTCTTCTGGTGATTCTGAGGCAACCGGACCGCAATTATCACAACGATAATCATCATCCAAATCATCTTCGCGATAACCCCGTCCGCATCCTGTGCAGTGGCATGTGTTGTCAGAGCGTTTAGCTCCAACGGTGGGGTCTGCGGGCCGAGCAACGCTAGATATTTCATCGGCGGCAAAAGCAAAACGATGAGCAGTTCGCCCATCTTCAAGCTGAGTCTCACCTAAATGAGCAATATGTGAATAGCCAAAACTGATGTGGGGTCTGCTTCCCTTCGTCATTTGTTCATAACGAGCCTTGGAAAGACTGGTTGCATGGTCAAAATGAAGGACTGCCCTTCCTTTGCGATCTTGGCTTATTTCGGCACGAGCAACTTTGCCGAGGTGCATGTGGGGATTATGTTCATCGAGGAACGCACCGGAACGGTTCAATGCCGAAAAGTCGGCATCATTGGCATCATGAGAAAGGACTTCAAGGTAACTATCGCCAGCGCGGCCAAGCCCCATCTCTTCCTGTTCAGAAGTGAAAGTCCGTTCCACCGGATATTCACTGCTAAAAGCAACCTGAAGAGTCTTTTTCTCTCCATCGATTGAATCTTTATCCACCTCGGCATAACGATAAACCATCGTTTTCTTTGCTCTCTGAGGTTCGTTTGCGTAAAGAGCGCTCAATTGCTTTTTGGCTTTTGCTTCGCTCGGATGGGTGCCAAAGACCTTGCCGGGGTTCGGACCACCTTCGGCTTCGACAACTTTAAATTGATCCCCTTGTTTTTCAATTTTCCACGGCATATGAATTTCCTTGAGTCAAAGATTACTTCCCATCCCCTTGCATTGCCAAAAGATCCAATGTCAATTTTGAGATCCCTTTCTTTCGTTTGCTCCGGACTGGGTTCGTTGTTTTCTTTACCGACTTTGGCTGATCGGCGCCGGTGCCAGCTTCGGCCAGCTTCACTTCTCCGGGTGGGCCGCTCTGCAATGCTGGCTTGGTGACATCTACATCTCCAAAGAATAGCCCATGAGCCTGTTGCAAAGTGTTTGCCTCTTCCAACATGGCATAAAGATCGGCAATGCTAATCCCATCTTCCATTTCATCCTGCACTTGCTGCGGGGAAATGAGGCCAGCTTCAAGCTGGAGGATCGTTGCCTGAATGTCTTGGAGCGGATTGATGAACGGCCAGCGTTTGCCATTGAATCGAGCAGATCCAACAAACTCGTCCAGCCTCGATATGTCCAGATCAAGGACCCCGCTCATAATAGCGTAGCGCAACCATTCGCGGAAATGACCGCGAACGAAGTTATGCTTCATGTGTTCTTGACGAACCTTGAAATAATCACGCTCAGGAATAGAGCAGCTTCGTGCAGCAGAGAATCCCAGGCTTTGGTAATCACCAGACAATGATTGATAGGATATGCCTGCTCCAACCGAAACTGCTCTTAAATTGTCATTCTTGAATGTGTGGGCGGCTTCAA